CTTGCGGGGGTCGTTGCCGCTCATGACCATCTGATGGTAAGCGAAGGTCTTACGCAGCGTGTGGGTCGCCATGCGATTACCAAGTCCAAGGTCTTTGGCGATACCCTTAAGCATGAGGTCAACGGCCTGCTTGCTGATAGGCTTGTTCTCGTTCACTCCGTTATTGGACTGGCTTCGGAACATATAGTCGCTGAGGTGAACACCGGGCGTGTTCTCAAGGTACAGGGTCACAGCTTCCACAACTGCTGTGTTGATGGTGATGTAGCGGTTGCGCTGACGCTTGCGGGTGTTTCTCGTCTTCTTCTCCAGAACAGGAAATCGGTCACGGAAAGTACAATCATCATTGATGATGTGAGTGAACCGAAGCACGCGGAGGTCACTGATGCGAAGTCCAAAGTTGATACCAACAATGAATAGCATATTATCTCTGAACCGCTTCTGTCCAATCAGAAACTGAGAGATGCGGATGATGTCGTCCATGCTCTTGATGGGCTCGGCGGAGTGCTCGACAGCAAGGTCGGTATGTACCTCTTCAGCAGCTCTGCTGGACGGTGGCGATGTCGATGACGGTTGAGGGTTTGGCCTCCTGCGTGAAGTCGATGTGGATTATCTTAGCCATCGTAGCTCTCCTTTCTCAATCAAAATGTAGTCTATTTAATTATCTTGATTATACCGATATTATACCACATTCCTTTATGGAATGTAAGTATAATTAGTAGACAACATAGGGAAAACAGTGAAAAACAGAAGCATAAATAACAGGCGGCGTAGTTAAGCCCTTTTCTCTTTTGGACAAGTTAAATCTTCATCACCAGCATCCACGCAAAGGGCTTAACCAATCATATTCCTCTGGACATTCTTTGCCGAGAAAGCAAGTAAAATCAAGGCGGGAGGAGTGCCAAAGTAAAAAGTGATGGTTTGGGTCAGATGAACCGACTACATCTGTTTGCGCTGTCGGCGGGGGCTGAAAAGACCATAACCACCCCCCTACTTGCCATAGCACCGAAAAGGCAAGTAGACACCACAGCGGCAACGGCGGCAGACAGGGCGGGGACGCTTGCGACAGGGTACACCCCTTGCGGCTATGGGTGTATTCAAAAAAATTGTGTTGACAACATGGGCAAGTGGTGCTATACTTGTTCATGCCGAACAAGGCAAGCGGGACAAAACCAACACCACAACACCACACCACCGCAAGCCAAACACCAACGGCAGAAAGGAAACACAAGATGAACACAAACACGAAAGCAACCGCACAGGCGAAAGCCAACACCACCACCGCAACCACCTTTGAAACCGTCAAACGCAACTATGAAACCGCCCTTGCACAGGGCAAGGACACCGCACAGGAATTGACCGCCCTTGCAACCGCCGTTGCATACAGTGTCATTAACAAGTGCATTGACCCACAGCGCAAGACCGCCGCACAGCGGGACACCGCAAGCAACACCGGATTTAATCCCGCTATGGTAGCACTGAAAAGAGGGATTGCGGCAGACCTTGCCACGCTGGA